TTCAGCATCAGATTTTATATTAGGTATATCTAATCATACCGAAGAAACAGATATTACTAAATCAAGTATCACAATTAATTTATCTGGTGCAGATCAAACATTTATTTCAACTGTATTAAATGAAAATGTAATTAATGATGAAGTTACTATTTATAGAGCATTTTTAGATGATTCAAATTCAATTATAGCTGACCCACTTTTACTTTATAAAGGTAATATTGAAAATTTTGAAATACAGGAAAATGAAAAAGATAGTGCAGTTGGTTTATCTATTGTATCACATTGGGCAGATTTTGAAAAAAAGAATGGTCGAAAAACAAACAATACATCACAGCAAAGATTTTTTAGCACAGATGTAGGTATGGACTTTGCAAGTCAAACAGTTCAAGATATTAAATGGGGTAGAGCATAATGGGTTGGGGTAGTATTGTTAAAGCTGTAACAAAAATTACTGGATTCTTTAAAGATATGAATCCTCTAGTATCTTTAGGGGTAACATTATTTTTATCTTGGGCATTAAGACCAAAAGTTCCTGAAATACAAGATTTTGGAACAAATGAATTTGATGATTTTGAAAAAGGTATTCTAGTTAATAAACAATCTAATGACGCAAATATTCCTGTAATTTATGGAGAAAGATTAACTGGTGGAACTAGAGTGTTTATGGAAACATCAGGAACAGATAACACTTATCTGTATATGGCTATCGTAATGGCAGAGGGAGAAATCAATGATATTACAGAAATAAGAGTAGATGATAAAATAGTTACATTTGCATCAGGATTTTCTGATGGAACAGCAGTAGAAGTAGATAGTTCAGATAGTAATTTTTATAAAAATTCTGAAAGTTTAATTAGAGTAGAACCACATTATGGTACAGATGGTCAATCAGCATCAACATTATTATCAACATTAACTAATTGGACAGCTAATCATAAATTATCTGGTCTATGTTATTTAGCAGTAAGGTTTAAATGGAATCAAGACGCATTTACTGGAATTCCAAAAGTACAAGCTAAAATTCAAGGTAAAAAAGTTGTATCTTATAATGCAAGTTTAGTTGCACAATCTCCAGCTTACTCAACTAATCCAGCATGGTGCTTATTAGACTATTTAACCAATACTAGATATGGCAAAGGTTTATCAATTTCAGAAATGGATTTACAAAGTTTTTATGATGCTTCACAAGTTTGCGAAACACAAGTAACACCATATTCTGGTGGAAGTGATATTAATATTTTTGATACAAATACTGCATTAGATACTTCTCAAAAGATTATAGATAATGTTAGAGAAATTTTAAAAGGTTGCAGAGGATATTTACCTTATACTCAAGGAACTTATAAATTAATTATTGAAACAATAGGTAGTGCATCAATAACATTAACTGAAGATGATATTATTGGTGGATATACTTTATCTGTTCCAACAAAGAACGAAAGATATAACAGAGTTATAGTTGGCTTTGTTAATCCTGATCGTAATTATCAAGTTGATGAAGTTCAGTTTCCACCAATAGATGATTCAGGATTACCAAGTGAAGATCAACATGAAAATATGAAAACTGCTGATGGTGGATTTTTACTTGAGGGTAGATTTGATTTTAAAACTATCACATCTCCATATCAAGCTGAAGAAATGGCAGAAGTTATTTTAAGAAGATCAAGACAAGCATTAACATTAGGATTAACTGTTAGCTTTGATGCTTATGATTTAGCGATTGGCGATATAGTTAATATTACACATAGTTCATTAGGATTTTCTGCTAAACCATTTAGAGTTATGGGAATGACTTTTAATGAAGATTTTACAATAGGTTTATCTTTGGTGGAATATCAAGCATCACATTATACATGGGCAACTAAAACTCAACAAGCAACAATCCCAACAACTAATTTACCTAATCCATTTAATATCCAGCCACCAGCTAGTATTACTTTAAATGACCAATTAATCCAATACAATGATGGTACAGTTATTGTTGCATTAGACATAACTTTAGGTGCTTCTCCTGATAGCTTTGTTGATTATTACCAAGTCGAATATAAATTAAGTTCAGATACAGATTATATTATTTATGCACAAGGTAGTGGATTAACTCACAGAGTATTAAATGTAATTGACCAAGAAACTTATGATGTAAGAGTAAAAGCCTATAATAGCTTTGGTGTTGGTTCTACTTATATTTCTGCACAAAGAAAAATTGTAGGTGCTATTGAACCACCTAGTGATGTACAGGATTTTGCTTGTAATATAGTAGGAACAGATGCTCATTTAAGTTGGTCGGCAGTTCCTGATTTAGACCTTGCATATTATGTTATTAACTATTCAACAGTTACAAGTGGTGCAGAATGGCAAAACTCAGTTCCATTAGTTACAAAAGTATCACGACCAGCAACTTCAATTACAGTTCCAGCTAGAACAGGAAGCTATCTAATCAAAGCTGTAGATAAATTAGGAAACTTTAGTTCTAACGAAACAATCGTATCAACTAATATTACATCTATAGGAAACTTTAATGCAGTAGCAACACAAAACGAACACCCAGATTTTACTGGTGCTAAAACAAATGTTGTAAAAGTAGGAAGTACAATTCAATTAGACACTACAGAATTATTTGATGATAATACTACAGATAATTTTGATGATATAACTACTAGATTTTTTGATTCAGGTACACTTGCTGGAAACTTATATTCATCAGGTAATTATGAATTTAGTGATGTTATAGATATAGGTGCAGTTCATACATCTAGAGTAACAGCTAATATAACTCAAAGTGCAGAAGATACTGACAGATTGTTTGATTTTGTTTCTGGCAATTTTGACGATCAACCCTCAAACTTTGATGGAGATGCTTCAGTAAATTCTAACTCTCATTTAGAAATAGCTTTATCAAATGACAATATTACTTACACAGCATTTAGAAATTTCACAGTAGGAGATTACACAGCTAGATATTATAAATTTAGAATTGTAATGACTTCTTCTAATAATTCTGCAACACCTATAGTTTCTCAATTATCAGTAACGATTGATATGATCGATAGAATATTTAGTGGAAATGATATTACTTCTGGTGCTGGAACTTATACAGTTGTATTTACAAATCCTTACAAATCTGTTAATTATGCTGTAGGAATAACAAGCCAATCTGATAGTACTGGGGACTATTATTTAGTAACAAACAAAACTATCAATGGCTTTGATATAACATTTAAAAATTCAGGTGGTACAACTATATCAAAAGTGTTTGACTATCTGAGTAAAGGATATTAAAAGAAGATATGGCACAAGTTTCACAAGTAACATTAGACAATCAAGGTTTTCCAAGTTTCAGATCAAATCTGAACTCAACTATTAACGCATTAAATTCTAATCATATTGGTTCATCAAGACCAGCATCAGCAGTAGCTGGAACTATTTGGATTGATAATGGAACAGTAGATACATATTCAATTAAAGTTTATGATGGAACAGATGATTTAGAATTATTTAGTATCAATACATCAACAAATGCAATAACCCTACCAAGTGGAGTAACAGTTTCGGAAACTGACCCTAATTCAATTCCATTTGCAGTAGCTTTAGGAAGTTAAGGAGAAAATATGGCAAATAATTTTAATGATGCACAAGTAAGTCTAACAGATGCAACTCTGACAGATGTTTATACTGCGTCAAACAAATCTTTAGTTATTGCTGGAACAATCTCTAATACCACAACAACATCAATGAATGTATCAATCAAGAAATATGATAACTCAGCAACTGCTGGAAAATTCATATTCAAAGATGTACCCTTACCAAGTGGTTCATCACTAGAACTACCAAAAATAGTTTTAGCAAGTTCTGACAAGGTACAAGCACAAACTGATGATGCTTCTGGTAATTGTGATGTTCATTTGCAATTATTAACTGATGTATCGTAAGGAGTTTAAATGGCTTATATAGGTAAAGTTCCAACAGCAGTACCTTTAACAAGTGCTGATATTCAAGATGGTACTATCGCATTAGCTGACTTATCTGCTACAGGCACAAAAGACAGC